TTATTTTTTGGGTTAAAAAAGGTACATTCCCTCCATCATTTGGGTCGGCTATTCTTGCTTTTAATCTATCAATTGTTTGTTGAGTAGTTTCTTCTTTTTCATATTTAGATTCATTTACTCCATCAAACTTTCTTTGCTTTAAAGCTGCTTGTATAGCGAATACTGCATCTTGCTCTTTATATCCGTATCTCTTAGCCATAGCTTTAATAAAGCGATCTACTGATTTAGATACTTCTGGGTTTAGACTTTCTTTTATGACTCCTTCATCGTAAGCATCTATCATATAAGCATCTCTCAATGCCTCTATAACCTCTAATGCTGCTTCTTTAGTAGTTGTACCATCTTCATTAGCCATATCAGTAATTACTCTTACGATAATATCTAGATCTCCTCTTCCTTCTTGAAGTGATTCATTATAGTCATCATCGCCAAAGTAAAATCCTAGATTTTCTAACTCTTCATTATCGTACTCTTGTGATAGTTTCTGTTGGAAATCAGATATTCCTCCGATCCATTCCATTATTACTTCTACACATCCAGGATTGTCTTCTATAAATTCGTCAAAACCTTGTCTATATCCTAATGCTCCAAAAATTTCATCTAAATCTCTAGAAGCTGATTCTTGTATCATATCACCAGGTTCAGTATATTGTGATCCTGTCCCTGCTACCTTACTGTCTAAATGTTTTTCTAATTGTTTCTTTTGACCGTTAAGTTTTTTAAGTACCTCTATAGCTGCTTTTTTTGCAGATGCGTCAGTTGCTGTTTTATATGCTTCTAAGTTAGTTTTTATTTGCTTCTTTACTTGGTCTAATCCTTTAGATATTTTTGCAATTGATTCTTCGTTCACTCCTTCTTTATAGTAATCTGGATCTTCGTAGTAATCATCTCCTTCTTTTCTACGTTTAGCGTAGTCGGTATCTTCACCGTCGGTATACGCATCGTACCTATCTTCATCACTCTGTGCTGCGTTCAGCATATCATTTAAATCGTAATCCTTTTCTAGATTAGGATTTTTTAAAGTTACTGCATTTGGTAAATCATCTCCTCTACCTATATGTAATTCAAAATCTTCTCCTTCTTTATACTTGCTTTGTAAATGATCAACTACTTGTTGAATCATATCAAGATCATATCCAAAGGTAACTAATTCTCCATCTCCTTCATTTATTTTACCTACTGCTGTATCGTAATCTAAAGGTTTAATTCTACCTGCTGCTTTTTCAATGGCATTGTCAATTTTATTTAACATATCACCATATCTGTCAGCTACCGGTCCTCCGGTTGGTTCTATTTCTGGATCATTTTCCATTTCTCTTTCTATATCTGCTCTTTTTGCTTTTAATTGCTTAATGAGAGCTCTTTTCTTACCGTTTATTCTAGTGTCTTTCCTATCTCTAGCGTGTATTTGATCTACTTTCTTAAGATCAGCATTTCTCTTTTTAGCGACTCTCATCTTCATTAGTACAGGGTCATTAAAGTCAGTAGCTTCGTCCATATCTGCTGAATGGTCTGCTAATTCAATATCGTTTGCTCGTAAATCCATTACTACATCGTAAATAAATGCTTGTGGATCTTCATCTGGTTCTTGATAAAATTCTGAGTCTGGGTTTTCTGAGTCATCATACATGTCGTCAAAGCCATCTTCATGTTTAAATATAAAGTAGATAATTACATTACCTGCTCCATCGTTATCCACTACTTCCATTTTAACGTAAGTTGGATCTACGTTCTGATCTAAGATAGCCATAGCTTTCTTATAGTCGTGTGCTTTTACTTTGATGTAATGATGATCATCTCCTGCTCCTTCGTCTAATGATTTATCAGCAATATAATTTTTAAAATCTTCAACATAATCATCTGATGTGAAATCCCTGTATTGTTCTTTACCATTTAGCTCAATATCTTTAGCTAATGATTTTACATACATTTCAACTTCATCTCCGGTTGCATTTGCGCCTGCTTTAAGAACAGGGTAAAGTGCTTTACCTTTTGTATCTTCGAACCCTTCTCCTAATGGACGACCTTCGTCGTCATACCCTACTCCATGATCTTCTTCATCGTCTTTTTGCATTTGGTCTGGGTCATAGTCTCCTTCGTTTAAGGATCTGAAGTGTTTCATAAATTCGTTTGTTAATACATCTACATTAACAATTGCTTCTCCGGAAGGTTTAACCCCTACTTCTATTAATTTTTTATCAAAAGAGAAATCTACAAGGTGTAGCTTATCATCAGTAATATAAAAAGAAAACTCGTCTTCTCCACTTTCACCTTTATATATAACGTGTATATCAAAACTCCCTTCTTCTAAACGATGTGCTTTAATTCTTGCTACTTCGTCTCCTGCTTTCTTAAGAGCTTTAATTAATGCTTTACCGACAGACTTAGCAATTGATTTTGTTTCATCTTTAGAGAAGTTTATTCCTTCATCTTCTTTAAGTTTTGCTCCCTTTGCTGTATCTATGCCTGTGATAGCAGGATCTTTTTTTAGATCCATTGCAGTTTTTCTATCCATTTTAACTGCTTTAGTGTCTCCACCTTTTGTTGAAACGAACATAGTTTCGTCTCCTTCTTCTAATATTTTCATTTTTGAGAGTATATTTTCACGTACTATGTTTAACTGTTGTATAGAGTCTTCTACGTAGGTTGTGGTTAACGCTTTAGATTCTGCTGTCTGTAGTTGATGTAGTGTTGTTTCAACAGAGGTTAAACGTGCTTTTAATTCTTCGTAAGTCATATTACTAGTTTTATGTTGTATAGCTATATAAATAAATAGATTACTCTTCCCAAATAACGTTTTTAAACTTCTCAGGCTCTAAACCAAAGAAATCCGTTCTCCATTGGGTTTGCTCAAAGAAATCTAAATTTATCCATTCATGTTTAACTTTCCAAAGATCTATAGCTGTTTGATCCCAATCTAAGTTAAGAATAAATTTCTCAATTTCCAACTTTTTTTCAATTACTTCTTCGTATATAAATGAATCCCATTCGTAATGGAATACCTCAAAGCATTTAAGCTCTGAAACGTAGTCTATCGATATATCTATTCCCCATTTAGGTTTCATTTTAATGAGTTTCCATAACATGGGATTATATTCTGACATTGCTTCTAATTGAACTTTTGCTGTTGAATCGAATCCTTTTCTTTCAAATATATCTGAGTGGTTGATATGAGCACCTTCTTTCTTATCCCAGAGTAACCAGTCGTACCTTAAACAGTCTTCATGTCTTCTTGCTATTGGTTCATACCCATTATAAGAAAGGTATGCTTGTTCTGCTTTAGTTAAGTGGTACCCATTTTGGTCAAATAAGTCTACCGAGGTTTTATCTCTTAGTATACTTACATCCTCTATTGGATTTGTAAAGTATGCTTCTCTGTGAAGGGCGGTATTTGCTATTTTTATTGACAATGGTAGTTTAAATATCTTTGAAGTGCTTTCGCATAGTGAGTTCCTTTGTCTTTTAAACCTGATTTTGCTTTTCTAACTTTAGAACAAGATAGGTTACCTAAACGTTTTTTAAGTATACCGGGTTTAACCGGATCATGAGGACCTTCTTCTAGTACCTCTTTAATTACCTTAGTTAGTTCAGATTTCTTCATTTCTTTTGATCAGTTCTTTTTTTATTGCAGCTTTCTTTCTCTTGTACGATGGGTTAGTAAGGTACTTTTTTAGTTCTACCGTAGATGTATTAGTAACAGTATAATGTTCCCAGACCCATTGATTGGACATTTTACCGTTTTTATCCTTTTTATACTTCTTAGAACTTGGTTTAATTTTTACAGGCATTTTATTTTTTTTTCCATATTTCACCTCTTCTACAACGGACAACTGCCCCGGAGGCGTATGCTGATGGCCAGGTGTCATATTTACTTTTAGCTAATCTAGTACATCTATCATCTTTTTCCATGATAGTATTTTCATTAGTAGATTCGTACATAGTTCCTACTATTGCATTTTTAATATCTTCTTTGGTTACACCTTCTTTAGTCTTTTCTAAAGATGTACCTGCTTTTTTTGCATCTTTATATGCATTAGAGTTTTTATGGGAAGATTTTTTACCTGCTTTTTTCTTAGCATTTATATTAGCCCAAAGTCCTTCTTTCTTAACTGTTGCTTTCTTTGTATTTTTCACGACTGTCTTTCCTTTACTTCCTGCTTTCTTTTTCTTAGCTGCGGTAGCGGCTCTTTGGTTCTTAGTTAAACTTTGTGCCTTAGCTTTTGGTAAGCATCTATCAGGATTCTTTTTATTCTTTGATGTTCCACAATCACCAGCTATATTACCAGAAGAAGAGATGCGTACCCACTTCTCTTTCTTAAACCAGTCTCTTAAAGACTCTTTTACTACTTCTTTTATATTAGATGGTACTTTCATAAGCTACTTTAACTTTAAAAACTCTACAAACACTTTCATTACTAATCCTGCTAGAATTCCAAATATAATCCAAAGAGCTTTAGATACGCTGTCTTTCCATCTCTTTAAATCTTCTAACTCAATCATCTTAGAACTAAATTCTTTTTCTCCTATTTCCATTTTTCTACGGAACTGAGAGTTTTGATTAGTTTTAACTATAACTCCATCTTCTGGGTTGAGTAGTGTAAACTTTAAGTCTGATACATCTTCTTTTAATGCTTTCATGTCCGATTGCATGGATTTTAATTCTCCATTCGGCATGTGTTTTTTTATGTGTACTAATTCAGTTAGTACTGATTCTAGTAGTTGCTTTTGTGTCATGCTATTTTAGATATATAGTGCTTTTAAGTATATCTAATAAATAGAGGTTAATTTAGCTTCTTTTTCAAGTAGTCTATGTATTCGTTAACTTTTTCGGTAACTATAGCTTTTTCCTTTTGTTTACTGCTGTTCCAGTTTTCAATATCTCCCTGTTCGGTAACATAATCATTCGTTTGCTCTAAAGTATCTTTTAATTGCGCTTCGATTTCATTTATGTAGTACTTCAAGTTTCCTTTTCTAGCATGCATTAAATAATCCTCTAACATACCTTTTTCTCTAAGTTCTGCTTGCCAATCTATCACGCAGTCAAAGCACATTTTATTTACCTTGTAAGCTTCTTTAGAAATATGTGATTTTATTGCTTTTCCACATTTTGGACAAGTGAGCGGAACTTGAATTGCTTGTTTAGCAGCGTCTAGTTTAGTAATATTTTGCTTTAAACCGTTCTTTATTGTCCAGTTTTTGCCTGATTCTTCCCAGATATCTCCTTCTTTATACTTCTTATAAACTTTTTTATATCCTGATTGAAGTTTGGTCTTACCGGTATAATCTTTTTTTATGATATTACGCATTCTTTCTACATCTGAATGCTTAAATTCTTTTTTAAGATTACTACTCATACCCTAATTCTTTTAGTCCGTTAATTGCTTCTGTTATATCTCCACCTTTTACTCTGAATGCTATTCCTCCTTTAGCTCTCCATTCTTCTATGTTAGATTTTTTATCATCAATAAGTATAGCGTAAGGGTTAGCGTAATTTTGTTTACTGGCTGAGTATGCAAATATTACTTTTGGTTTTGGTGTAAGGTTATTTTTAGTCCATAGATTTTTACCTAATCTAGAAGTATTATCTCTAGATGGTGAGGTTAATAGTGATGGATTATATTTAGATATAAAACTCCACAGTTCCTTACCTCTTGGCATCCAGTCCATACCCACCCAGAATGCTACTCCTACTGTTTGATCTATAAATTTCCAAAATTCAGACATACCGAAAATTGCTTCAAAGTCTTTCGGCTTAACTACTTTCTTTATATCTTTTAGAGGGTAGTACTTAGGTCCTACTTCATTTAACTTTTCGTGAAACCTACTTTCAAAATCTGTTAACACTCCATCCATATCACAGTATATTTGATACTTAGAGGTTTTTTCTGCTACAGTTGGTGGATGTGCTTCTAATAAGTCTACTATACTTGTATTCATAACCTTTTTTTAGTTTATACTATTATACCTTAATATACGAAATATTATGTTCCGAAACAACTTTTTTGTTAGTTATTTTTTAAACCGTCTTCCCAATTCCTAAATGTTATATTACCTAAAAGGTATGCTTCCTTTTCTAACTCTAATAAATCACTATCTTCGTTTGTATTTTGAGTCTGTATATTATGGAGAGTTCCTTTTAGATTTTGCATATGATGTACCATTTCATGTGAGTAGGACCTTACTATGTCTTTATCATGTCTACCGGATATATAAAGTACTATCTCTTTATTATTCGGGTCATAATATGCTGTTCTTCCAAAAAAGTTTGAGGCATTTGCTTGATCTTTTTTAATAGTTACATCTGGTAGAGGAGTTATCTCCATCCCCTGGTCTATCATGTATTCGGTTAGTGAAGCTATAAAGTCTTTTAATTCTAGTTTATTTTTTTTATTTTCGGCGATTTGTTTAAATCCAACTCTTAAGTGATCTCCTTTATATTCTATCTCTGTATTGTTTGGTACTAATCTGGTTAAGTAGTTGTAAAGTGTGTTGATGTCTGTTTTTGTATTACTTTCTTTTAACGTGCTATTATTATGTCCACATTTATGGCATATAAATAAGTCATCCCCTCCATCTTTTATATCCCAACTCCATCCACATTTATCGCATATAATCTTCTTATCTTTTATCTCTTCTGTAACAAAGTAGTTAGTCAAAAAACCTTCAATATTATTAGCTAATATTTCCGATACTATTTTGTCTTTTAAGTCTGTCAGTATGCCTAGCACTTCTTCTCTAGAAAGGTCTTCTGGAAAGAAATCTAAAACCTTATCTAAATTTCCAGACAATATTGTATTTCTAAAGTCTGTTGCTCTAATGCCTGAACCTGGTGCTGCTGCTAGAGCTAATCCACTTACATTTGGAGCGTTTTTAAATGTAGTTATTCTTCTTAAGTCTACAAAATCTTTATCTCCTCTAATACCTGTTACAGATACAAATTCTTGTTTAGGGTTTGCTTGTGCATAGTCTTTAGCTGCAAACATTGGATTTGATTCTCCATCACGTATTTCAACATTCCCTAAGTATTTTGAATATACCTTCCATATTGACATGGACTCTTCTTTAGTTATCCCGTTTCTTTCTCCTGCTCCTACAAAGACTATTACCTTATCAATTTTAGGTTTGCTATTACTTGTTCCTTTAAGTAAGTTTGCACCTGTCTCTTTGTAATTATCCTTGTCATATATCGAACCGTTATATGAACCGTCTAGTAAAGATTTTACTACATTAAAATGTCCTCTATGAGGTGGTTTATATGCTCCTGGGTATAGTGCTATCATGCTAAAAATGCTTGTACTTTAGAATCTATTTCTGATACTGAGGAGTGTTTCAGCTTTTCTTGAAATGTTGGATTGTATATCATATCTACGATATTATCTAATACTTCATCTGCCTTTTGTTTCCTTTTCTCACTACTATCTCTGTATTTCTTAACTGCATCTCTAAGTTTATCTTGTCCTGGACCAACTCCATTCTTTCTAAAGGATTTTAAGAATGCACTTTTGATTGCTTTATCTTCTGATCTATTGTCTTTATTCCAATCTATACTTCCAACATCTTTTATAAACTGCTGCTCTTCCTCAGGTGTCATTTCTACTGGTACAAAGAATGAAGATCCTCCAACGTTATTATCTTCGTTAAATTTTTGTAAGTAATCTTTTACTCCACTTAAGCCGTTTTTAGCAGCTTTGTCAAATCCTTCAACTTCTTTTTTGTACTTTCCTCCTCTATCACTAACGAATATAGATAAATTACCTTTTAATTGTCCATTAAAATCTTCTATTTTAGCATACACATTTCTCCAGGTTGCAAAAACAGAGTCTCCAGGTATGTTTCTTTCTCTAGCCATAAAATTAGATACGTATGAGATCATAGGATGAGCATACACCATAACCATGTAGACTTCATACCCTAAAGCAAGTAGTTTATCTAAGTTTTTTTGGAAACCTGCACCAGAGGCAGTAGTATCCCAGACAAAGCTAGTTTTTTCTTCTGCTGCTGCCATTGCGTCCTTTGACGTTTGATTGGCTGCTGGTCCTAGTTTGTTGTAGTACGGGTGGTCTTTGTCCTCCACGTACTTGTCTGGGTTGAATTGTTCTAGGCTGTCTAACCCTAACTGGTTTAGAAGGTATGTTTTGCCTGATCCTGCTCCTCCCGCCATTATTACTGCTTTCGGTCGATCTGATCGTTCTAGTATTAAGTCTGATAGTTTGATCATTATTATTGTTATTAGTTGTTCTTCTTCTATTTACTACTGTTTGTGTTACTCTCCCTCTTCTTCCGTTAATGTAGGATGTACTTGTTCTTCTATTATAATTATTGCCATAAAATGTATTATGACCGGTATTCCAACCGTAATAGTTGTTCCAACCATAAGGATTACCCCATTGGTTAGAGGACCAACGTCTATTATTCCAGCTATACGACCAACCCATTCCGTATCCATAGTTGTTATACCCCCATCGGTCATATCCAAATGGTGACCATCTATGAGGCGAATGCCAATTGTATCCCCATACCCAATCGTTCCACATTTGACTTCTACTGTAATAAGGGTTATAGTAATTATACCTATTACCTAATATTCTATTGTTCCAATCAAACGATCTAGGCTGTCTTAAAGCATATTGTGCAAAATCAAATCTAAAGTTAAAATCTGTTCTGAGTAATCGTTGAAGTTCAAACTCATTATCTATTACTGTTATTTCTGCATCGGATCCTTCTATGCTGTAAATAGGATCATGATTTAGAGTACTTACTTGGAAAGTAGCACATCCTGATAATAATAATACTAGTAATAAAAGTAATGATCTGTTCATATATTATAATTTTAGAGTTGTAGGGTAGCTATTATAAATAGGTTCCGTATTAGGGTTCTCTAATGAGTATAGTTTATATATCATTTTAAACAATTCAAAGTTTTCTTCTATTTTATCTATCTGTAAAACTTTCCACCCTTTTCCTTGTATTACGTTTTTTTGTTTAGATGGACCTCTAGAATGAGCTTTTAACCAGATTATACCTGTACGCTGTATCTTTATTCCTTTTGCTTCTTCTAACCCTTTAGCATAGGCTGAAAGCTGTAAGTCGAAGGACTTATGTACTGAGTTTGATGTTTTAATATCTAGTAGCCATATTTCTCCGTGCATCTTTACTACTAGATCTGCCGTACCTGCATATCTATGTTCGTCTGACCATACAAAGTCTTCTGCAGATATCAGTTCAGGTTTGTGTGTTCTCCAAAAGTCTGCAAACTTTAATATCATTTCCCAAACTATTTGAGAGTACTTCGCATTACCGTAATCATCCATCCAAGAAACTTCTTTCCCTAGAACTAACTGTTCACATGCTTCATGTACCTGTGTTCCTTGTTTTCCTGCTCTTCTCATAATAAGATCGGCGTTATGCCCAACATCCTTAAGCCATGACTCAAAGAATTTATTCTTGGGCATATACTGGAGTATAGTTGTTACGGACGGGTAATATACTCCTTCACCTCTCTTATAGACTCTACGGTCTAAGAAATTTATCTGTTTTAACTGTGGGTTAAAATCTAATCTCTTTTTTTCATTCTGTTCAAGAATGTTCATTCCTTGCTTTATCATAAATTTAATTTTTGCAACATAATCTTAGAAAAATCTAATTCTATTGCGTTCTGTACTAGTTTAGTAAAGTCTTGAAATCCCATTTCTGAAGGATCTTTACCTGGTAGTTCAATTAGAAAAACTCTAAATCCTGCTGCTATGAATTTTTCAGCCATTTTTAAAGCTGCATCTTGAGCGTCTAAATCTAGAGCTATGTAGATGTCTGTTAATTTACTTGTTAATATTTTTCTCCAAAGTTCATTGGATATACTCTTACCTAAGATAGGTATAGCATTTCTTCTTATTGCTATAGCGTCAAATACTCCTTCACATAGTATAATAGGACAATCCCAGTTTATTAAGTTCTCATAAAATATTATGTCTTTGGAAGATTCCGGGTTTTTGTACTTAAAATAGTTGCCGTCAAAACTTCTTCCAACAAAATAATTGAGCCTGTTGGATCCAGAATAACTCGGCAAAATAACTCTTCCTCCATATTCTCCACTTGTGCAGTATCCAATACCATATTTAATAAAATCATTGTCGGTAAGGCCTCTGTCATATAGGTATTTTTTAACTAAATTTGCTACGACTGATGTGTTGGTTGCTTCATCTAATCTTTGATACTCTTTAGGGAGTTCAACTATTGATGTACCTGTATATTCTATTTCTGAACCTTTAGGTAAATACTTCAGTATAAGTGCAGCTTGATCTTTAGGTGTATTAAGTTGTTTGAGTAGTGAACGGATAGTGCGACCTTTTGTCTGACATACCCAGCATTCCCAGGGATTATGCCCTTTTTCGTTAGTAGCCATGTTTATTTCTAACTTAGGCTTACGGTGATTGCAGAATGGGCAATGAAAAGCATGATTTGCTCTTGCTCTCTTATGAGATTTACCTAGTAAATTCTCTATTGATCCTAGTAAAAAAGTATAATCCATTTAGTTGTCCGTAACTATTATCTTATAATATAAGAAAAATAATTCTAAATATCAACTAATTTTAAATGATTTTTTTGATTTACCATAACATTTGATGGTCTGATATCTAATTCTTCTGGGTCTATGCCTATTCTTTTAGATTCTCTTTCAAGTGCTTCGACCCACTCTTCAGGTATTTCTCCTCTATATTCTCCTAGAACCTCCATTTGTATAATCCCTAGTTTAGGATTTATTACTTCTACATCGTATATTTTTGCAAAGTTATTTGTCTTCTTACCTTTTAGTATAGCTGCATGTTCTAGTTCTACTTCATCTGTTGTAGCTTTGTAAACTCTTCCGTTAAGTAGGTAAGCTGATCCGTAATCTCCTGAGCCTAAATATTTAGCGCCTTTGTCTCTTAATTGATCTGTTACTTTTTCAAATGCTGGATCGTAGTATAGTATTTCACCAAGTATTACTCTTGATAGTTTCATTATTTTTAACTTTCTTTTTGATTAAAGTGGAACTTTACACTTGGAAAATATTCTCGTTCTCCGGGATCATTTTCATAGTAGTTACTGTCCTGTGTAATTTCCAAACCTTTGCTTTTTATAAAGCTTATTATTTTGTTCCAATCACTTTGTTCAAATTCATCTTTAACTCTAAAAGTAACCTTACCGTATGCTTTTCCTTTTAATGGATCATTATCTTCTCTGCCGCCGGCATAATCTCCCATACTTACATAAGGGCTTCCTCCAAAATTTGTATCTAATTCTTTAGCCAGTAAATCTGATTCTTTATCGTATTTGTTAAAATCAATTTCTAAGAGTAAGTCTGTTAGTTTCATAGTTTGTAAATTTTTACTTTAAGATCCCCTGTTCCTTTAATTAATCGGTGATAAGTCTCTTTAGGTATAAATAGTTTATTTTCTGATAATCTTTGAGGTATTTTATTGTCAAATTGAAATTGCCAATCAGTAGGGTGAGTTGATTCTACTATTCTATCTTCCTTATCTCTATGCCAAACATATTCAAATGAATCGGTATCACAGGAGAATTCTCGTACTAAGTAACCTTCCGTATTATATTCTGTATATGGGTTATCCATTATTGTACTTTATTCTACCAGTACCCAGAGAAGTTCTTTGCTCCTCCTAATGATTTCCAATACCGTCCTACATTACAAGCCCAGTAACCTGGTTTTGTTTTATCTTTTTTAGTAGCGCATTTATGTCTTGCAGCAAAAGAAGCTCTTGCTCCTGGTTCTTTTATTTTAACGCTTAATCCTGTTGTTCCTCCAAAAGACACTTTAACAACATTTCCTTTTTTATTTTTAGTGTAGACAAAGAACTTTTTAGAACCTCCTCTTTTAGGTTTATTTAAAGGTACATCTTTACCTTTGTATTTAGCTTCATTTAGTATTTTTAATGCAACATTAGATGGCTCATAAGACCAGTTTTTCTTATCGCTACTCTGTGTTAGAATTATATCTTCACCTTCTGGTGTTGATATTGTATATTTTCCAGTTCCTGTATTTTTACCAATATAACCTTTAGGCATCTTTGGAATTAAATTCATTAACTTATCATCAGATATTTTATTAGCTTCATTTATCATAGGTAAATCTAAAGGTACTTTTGTTCCTTCAAATAATCCATATAGACCAATATCTGTTGTTTCTATTAACTTTAAGTCTTCTTCGTTAAGTTGAATTTTACCGTCTCTATGAGCATCTCTTGCTTCAGCAAATAATTGTATAAAGCTATCGCTAGAGTATCGGTAGACATTCTCATGTAAGGTGAGGTTATTGTCTACATGGTACCCTAAAGAAGGGAGCCCTAATAAATCTTTTATCTGTATCATAATTTACTTTTTATTTCTTTCTTGCCAGTCTAGGGAGATTTTATCTTTTTCTATTGGACCTCCTTTTGCCCATGTTCTACAGCTTCTTGCAGAATGACATTTAAAATGATGCATCCAACAGTAACCTAATTTTCCGTCTTCATCAGACGTTACACCTGGCATACATTCTTCCATTCTAGGAGATATATCAAATGCAACACAATTGCTACAGTTAGTTCCTTTTGCTGCTTCTTCTGTAGTGTTCCAGTACTTTGCTATATCCTTCCAGTATGAACCTGGTTCACTTACATTCAGTGGACCGTACTGTATATGAGTTGCTTTTATTGAAGCATCTCTATTTTTCGTGTTGAGTATTAAATCCTGAGTTGCTGCAGGGCAGGATTCATTATTCTCTTTAAGTAGAATATCTCTTAGTTTCATACGTCAAAGTCTTTTCTATAGAACTTACCGAGTACATTGTCGTTAATATAGCTATCCTTGTTCTCTAGTACTTCATTTATAAATAGGTATTTACATTCAAAATACGTTAGAAGCTTTTTATTAGGTACGTAACATAGTATTGAACGTTTAAAATCTGTTGGTGTACCTTCTTTCACATATTTTAGAATATCTTTGTGTGAACCGTAATACGTCTTCCAATCTGACTCTGTTATTATTTTTTGCTTTAAAGGTGTTCTTCCTCCTATTCCTTTTGCTTTTCTTTCTTCTCTTAAAGCTTCTAATGCTCTTTTACCTAATCTCTTGTTACGTTCGAAGTATAGAACTTTTTTTCCTATATACTTTTTATTCGTAGGAATGTGAAAAGTTTCATATATAAAACCGTACGTACCTTCCGGCATATCTGATATCTCTGTGATTGTTTGACCTTTATTGGTCCATTCTGATTGTGTAACCATGTTTGTTTAATTTACGAAATTAAATTTAATTAACCAACTATATAAAGCTCTAACTAGATTAATCGAAACCTCTATCATCTGAATCTTTCTCAATATCAGATATCTCCTTAGCATTGTGTACTAAGAAATTTGATGCAAAGTAGTTATCTACCTCTTCAACATCTAAATCACCTGTTTGAACTTCACCGGGTATTTTTTCTCTAGTTTCTATATTGATTAATTCCATATTAAAGTTAAAGAGTTTGTCTCCTACTACTACTTCTTCTATGTACCTAAAGGAGATAGTGTTATCTCTTTTAATTAATACTGGGTGTTCGTTTGTTATCTTTAATGTGTTATTTATACTATAGTGGTTTCCATTTGATCTTAATCGGTTTGCTGTTACGGTTGATACAGTCTTTTCACCAAATACTCTGTAGTGTGTGTACCATTCGGTCCAGTCTTCCTGTGCTCCTAATCCTTCTATGTTAAAAGAGACTACCCTATCCCCTACTACTACATCTTCGATTGGTTTTTGAGTTCCGTCTGCCATTTCTATTAAAGTACCATACACTAAACATCCTAAATCAGTCCCATCATCATCATCATCAACAGATCCTCCTGATTTACCGCGTAAATCATCAAAGCCTATTTCTCCGGAAGTTCTCTGTGCTAATGTTCGTATATCACTATCGTTTAAGCTACACTGTGTGTTAGAAGTCCCTCCTGCTTCTACATGTATAGCATTTATAGTTATTGCTCCTGTTGATGATAATGCCATAGCTTTTTAGTTCTTAGTTTCAAGCTTTTTTTCAAGTTCAATTACTTTTGCTGATAGTTCTTTTATTGCTTCTGTTAGTACCGCTACTGTTGCTGCGTAATCTATAGTTTTAGTATCTTTATATTCTTCTGTAATAATTTCAGATGAAGATACTAATTCTGGTATATGTTTTTCAAAGTCCTGAGCTATAAAACCTATTGAGCTTCCTAAATCTTTATTATTCCAATCAAAAGAAACTCCTTGAAGTTTTAGTACCTTATCTAGAGCACCTTTAAGTGGTTTAACATTGTGCTTTAATCTCTTATCAGATGCATTCCCTGTGGTAAATGCTGTTATGTTATTTGCTGCTGCTATTCTATACGCATATATATCCTTATATCTATATGTTGTAGAGCCTATATCAAAACCTGTGGTAGTACTTGTGCTTGTAGTGTTCGGTCTAATTGCATCGGTTGCTAAGGTACCTCCTTTAGTCTGTAGTATTACTGATGCAGCAGTTGCATTACTATCTAGCCTTTCTGCTCTTACGTACTTATCAGCATCAGATACAATCTGTAGCCCTCCTGCTTTTAGTTCTACAAAATTACTTGGTACTGCTAATCCTAACTGTGTATCAAATCCAGTTACACTGGTAAATGTAGCTGCTTGATTTGCGCCGACAGTATGTTTTCTTTCAGTATATGTTACAGAGTTCGAGTTCGACACTGTGACAGATCTTCCTGAACCGGTTATTACCTTCCATTTATACCTAAAGTGTATAGTTCCTGCTTCTGATACGTTTATTATCTTTTCAGCGTTAGTAACTGCAGAATTAGATGTTGTAGATGCACTAGAACCAGCAAATGTAGCATCTACCCAAGTATAACCGTAACTAGGGTTATGGTGTATTATACTGTTTGCAATGTAGTTAAATTTATCTGGTATTTCATATGAGTGTACCTCTAATTCTTCTTTTACTAACTCTCTCTTATCAACAGTCTTAAGTTCTACTCCATTTCCTGTGTCAATATAGATTTGTGTTATTCCTGTGTCTATTTTCTCTGTCGGTATAATATGTCCTCCGTCGGTCCAGAAGTTATGGTTATAAGTTACTCTGATATTCTTACCTCCTGCTTCTACGAGCCAGTGCTCGTTAACTGTTCTTGTATTTATACCGGCTGGTGTTACTCCTATAAATTTAGAAGTTTCTTCATCCCAGACTTTCAGTTTATCTTGTCTGTTTATATTTTTTGCAAGTTTAGTTGAACCGTCTATAAGTGTTACTAAAGCGTTAGAATCTACAGAAGTGAAATCAAATTCAAACTGCTCCGGGGTATTTGAGGAGTTAGTTCCAGAAGATATTTTATATGTAAATGATGAAGTTCTTCCTATCGCAGTAGATGATCCTAGTAGAGTAGACCCTATTTCGTCATTCCCACTGTTGAATGCACATAAGTATAATTCTGTTATGGTAACTGCTGCTGTTGGTCTAATAAATCCGTGTTTCTGGGATGATGTTGATGGTACGTAGTTAGGGTCTGCAACTGATACTGTTGGTGTTGTATGTGTACCTACTTTTGCTGTAAATGCTGGTATATTTAAAGTGACTGTATAATCTCCTGCTGATGTTGCATTAAATGTATCTGCGTCTTTAGGTCCTAGTATACTCCCTGATGCTACTCCAAAATATTGCTTTGCTCTGAAAGCTGTATTGTCGGTAGAAAAGAGGAAGGGTATAGAACCTGTTGATGCAAAAGAAGACCAATAGTTACCTGTGGAACCTATAGCATCTATATTAACATTTACTGCCCCTCCAGCAGTACTAGTCAGATCTCCTAAGGGAGAGATGATAACTTTTTTATCGGCACCTACATACATCTGTATTTCAGGTATATTTGGTTCAAATACTATTTCACCATCTTCATCTCTTAATGCGTTGGTACTTTCATCAATTACCCAATCTCCAATTCTACCAGATGTTGCTGTGATTTCTCCTGATATTGATGCATCTGATGCTGTCATGTACCCTTCTGCAGATACCGAGAATAACGGTAGTTCTTGGGTTGGGATGGATAGTGACCCTCCTTCAAGAGTACCTCCTGTAATAACCCCACCTTCTATGTTTGTACCTCTAATTAAACTACCCGTTACACCGGCAGCTGTTACTATTCCCTTGAATGATGCCGATCCTTCGTTATTAATAAAAAATTCTTTAGCATGTATACTACCTGCTGAATGTAGAGTTAATCCAGATTCTGCAAAGCCGTTTGTTACTGTTTTAGTTCCTGAGAATATAGCGTCTTGGTCTATGGTCCATCCTCCTGCTGACCCTGATGTTATATCTTCTGTTGCTGTGTATGTAACTTCTATTTCTCTTAATGTAGCTCCATCAGTACTTGTTGAGAAGATTTTTATAGTATTACTTCCTTGATTTACTTTAATGTTATCGAAGTAGGTATTTAAAGTATTATCTGCTCCTCCTACATCTGTTCTACTTAACCTTGTGCGTAGTTGTCTACCGTTTACTGTTGCTTGTACACCTGAGTAGTTAGGTTCTCTTTTAATTGATGGTTCAAATACATAAGCATCAAAACGTCCTGAGTTTTCAGAGAGTACCATTCTTACTGGAAGAGTATCATCACCTTTTGGTGCAGCGATTTCATGGTAAGTCCAAACATCTGTTAATGTTATAGCTTTGTCAGCAAAGACTCTATAATCATTTCCGAGTCGTTGTCCACGCATTTTCATTGTACCGGTCCCTTTAAACCACCCTGATATTAGGAATGATTCTCTTTCAGTATTTGAGGTTATACCGTTTGATGCTACGTATTGACCTTCGACGGTTGTCTGTATCCTAGTAGCTCTGGTTCCTTCTTTTTTATCTTCTTGATCTAAAGTAAGTGTTGGATATGAAGTACTTGTTGAAGGTCTACCTTTAAACCATCCATTTCCGTGTTCTATAACCTGGGTTGCTAATGTTTCTGCTCCTGTAAAAATCCCTGCTGCTTCTGCGTCTGCAATTACTAATTTTAACTTAGCAGTTCCTTCTTTATCAGATTCAAAATCGTATTCAAGAATATCATTTGTAGGTGTATTTGGAGCAATTCCTTGTGATCCTGTAAAGTAAAATAGTTCTGAGGTTACTACATTTTCATTAAGTGTATTAGCCTCTGATAATGTAGTATTACCTACCTGTAATGAACCTCTAAATGCTGCTGTACCGTCCTTGTTAATATAGAAATTAGGTGAGTGGATAGATCCTTGGTAATTCATTACTATACCGCCATTAGCAGCGGTATACCCACTTTGATTTTGAGTAGTATTAGCAGTATTACCGGAGTTAATATTGTAGCTACTAATGTTCCATCCTGCTATTGTACCGTCAGTTGCTGCTGCTGTAGCTCGCATAGTTGCGGTTGTTATATTGTCAACGTTCCCTAAACCTATAGTATCTGCTGTGTTGCTTGAATTTAATGTATTAGCTGCGGTTAAATCTGTATTACCTATACTTACTGTTCCTGAAAAGTTAGCGTTACCGTCTATGATAGAAAATTCTTCACTTATTAAATCTCCTGTATCTAAATTAAATTGAGTTCCTGCTGCTGAATAAGTTCCTGATGTATAGTTGTAGTTGGTTGATTCTATCTTACCAGTTGTTACCATTTCTCCAGTTATAGAGGTAACTTGCATATAGTGTGCTTCTATTGCAGGGTCAGTCCTAAGTAAGAAATTGGTTAAATTCAATGATGCTGAAGGTATTACTCCTCCGTAGTTAGAGAATGTAGCACCGTTGGTTGGTGCTTGTATTCCGTACATATTAGCACTAACTAATCTTCCTCCTCTTGGGTTAGTGGCTATAAAACTTACTACTCCTCCTCCACTATTTGATGTATAAACATCGTTACTAAGAGTGAGTGTAGTCGATGACCCTTTTAGAGAAAATGGATGTACAATCGTTCCACCACCGGGTGACTTTTTTAACTGTGTAATTAATCTTCCAGAATCAGATGAAGTGTTTATACCTACGTTTGCATTTGCACTAATACCTGCTAAGATTGGGTGAGAAGCTGGTAATCCCTGATTAGCTGCTGAGTAGCCCATCATCCAACCTATACCAGTACCATTAGCAGTTGCTGCAATTGGCCATTCTGTATTATAAGATCCTGTATAATTCCCTACATTGGTATCATTACCTACTACTAGTACAGATTTACCTAAATCAAATAAGTTAAGTGCTAATTGTATTTCTGATCCATTTAATCCCCAATTTCTTTCATCAAATACGTATAAGTCATAATCATGTGAATCAAATCCGTCTATGTCTGCTGGGTTAGTGTTGTTGGAGGCGTAGCCGTTATCGTCGTAGTACCAAGTACTCTCATTACCGCCAGTGTATCCTAGTGATTCTGATATATATGTTAATGTGCCACTTGCTGTTGTTCCTGCACTACCGGTTGATACTAAAATTATATTGTAATCAGATTTATTCTTAGTAGAAGGAGTTGCAAAAGTATCTGGGTTTGTTACTTCAATATTTCCTTTTACATTTAATGTTGTTCCGTCCCAACTTAAGCTAGGTGCTGCTGATCCTCCTAATTTAAAAGTTCCTGCATCTAAATCTAATCGAGAACCATTTGCTGTTCCCCAATTGGTTGATTGTATTCCTCCTGTCTGTATACCGTTACCTGAAATCCTTGTTGACATCCCGAGAGTCTTTCCTCCTGACATTCTACTAAATAGTAGGTTATTTGTTGTACCGGAATTGTGTATTGCTGCTCCCGGCCTAACATATCTTTCAGTTATTGCATCATTATTTCCAGTCTGTGGATTCGTTACTACTTGTGAATCGTATGTTACGTACGGTGAAGTAAAGTCTCCATCTTTAAATATTTTGTATACAGCTCCAGTAGGTTTTAGCTGGATGCTAATTCTAAATAACGTAGGGGTATTAGTCGTCCATGCACTATATGCAAGGGCTCCTCTGGGCTTAGCATCTTCGTAAGCGTATATATTACCATTATAGAAGTAAATAGCGTGGCTAAGGTTGCCATAGCTAAATGTATTAGCACCCTCTTCAAATAACCCTATCATAGTTCTAGGGTTGTAATCAGATGTTACAATATCCCATTCAAATATACCTCCATCTTTTCTATCAAATAATGCTTTTGTATGAAAGCCTTCATCCCAGCTATTATTATTATTATTGAATTCATTTCCAAATACAGGTGATGCATAACTAGTAGTTGTTGTAATACTAGAGTCAAATAAGTTTGTATCTAAAGAACCGCTAAAGTTATATTCAAATGAAGGACCTACTCCTGGGTTACCTATTGATAGACTTTGACCGTTCCATACTAAGCCATCATCTCCAGAACCTGATAGCATAAACAGTCCAGATGATGACATGAAAGTTAAGAACTGAGTTCCGTCATGAAATCCAAATGCATCAAAGCTTGTATAGAGTCCTGCTGTTTCAGGAGGTGTTGGAAGAGAGGCGAGTGACATCTGTGCATCTGGTCCAAAGTTGTATGTAGCGGGGTTTACCATTGAGCTGGTTGCTGCAATGAGGGTTGCTATTGAACCTGTTGCTGCATCTGCAGTACTTTGAGCTGTGAGTATTGATCCTGTTATTGCGGTAACTGCTGTATCCGCATACGTCTGTAAAGAACCTGTTGCAGTATTTAGTGCTGCTGTAGCAGATGCTTCTGCTGCAGTTTGTGCTGCTGATGAAGATGATGATGCTTCAAGAGATGCACTAGTTGCTGCATCATTTGCTGCACTAGCGCTTGCAAATGCTGCTAAGAATAAATCTGCTGATGATGATTGTTCTGCTTCTAATTCTGCTTGTGATGCAAAATCACCAGGGTTAGTAACGTTTATTTCTCCACTAATTGTAAGTGCTTGAGTTGATGCATTCCATACTAGTTTATCTCCTAATGAAAAGTTACTTGATGAGTCTAAATAGAATCCAGTATCCGCATCACTATGAGTTCCTTCTCCATTGTATAATTTAGAATCTTCTAAAGTTATTCCTCCTATTTCTCCTGCTCTAGCAATTATTGTTCCATCAACTGTTAGTTCATCATTAGTCCATGCTAATCCGCTATTATTACTTCCTGTTAAAAAGAATTCTCCACTACCAGACATATATGTTTTCCAAGATCCTGAGTTATAGAATCCTAATCTGTCTGCGTTATAGTATAATCCGTAACCATCTCCAGGAGGTGTAGGATTATATGCAATTTTACCATCTACATCTACTGATCTTGATAATGCTGCGGATGCTGATAATGCTGCTTGTAGTGCTGCTTGGGAGGCGCCTTGGGCTGCTGCAATTGCTAAAGATGCTGATGCATTACTTTCTGCGGATGCTGACTCTTGTGCTTCTGTTAGTGCTGTACTTGCATCATCTACACTACCTGTTACATAGTCTTGAGTTGCTGCATTTCCTCCTAGTATGTTTACTTCTCCTGAAATGACTAGTGCTCCTCCGTCCCATTTTAAATAATTAGTTTCACTTCCTGTTAAGAAAAAGTTACCATTATTTGCCATGAATGTTTGGAAAGCACTTCCAGAGTAGTAACCCATTGCTGTAGGACCTGTGTATAGTCCTTCTAGGTTTGGATCTGTAGGTCTTACTATTCTACCAGTTGAGTCTGTAAATGTATTTAACGATGCTGTCCCAACAGAGTCTGTTATAAGTTGAGACTGATCGTATGTTGTATCTGAAGCTGCTACCCATTCGCTTGCACTGTAAATATGTATTGCATTTCCGTCATTTGAGTCAATCCACATATCACCGTCAAGTCTACTTTCAGTAGCAGGAGCATTATCTTGTCTAAATATAGAGTTTAGTCCTTCTTGAACTAATGAAAGTGATGCATTGGTTACTGCTTGATTTGCAAATGCTGCATTTGATGCTGATATTGATGCTGATAATGCTGTATCTAAGCTGTCTGTTTGTTGATCTGTATAATTTTCGGAAGCACTTAATGAAGCAGAATAAGCTGCATCTGCTGCTGCTATTCCACTGTCTGCTGCTGCTGCTGCGGATGCTGATGCGAATAACTCTGCTGCGGTTTGTGCTGCTTCTAGTGATGATGTTGTTGCTACGTTACCTGCTGTGACATTTATTTCTCCTGAAATTTTTAATGTTCCTCCATCCCAAGTTAAAGATTCTCCTTGATCACTTCCTGTTAAGTAGAAGTTTCCGTTATTAGCCATGTAGGTCTTCCATTCACTTTCGGAATAAAAACCTAATGCTTCATCTCCTAAGTACAATCCTGCTGATGCCGTATCCGGTGTTCTTACTATTCTACCAGATGAGTCTGTAAATATGTCTAAAGATACATTATCTATTGCTCCTGATATCTCGCTTAGTTGATTGTAGGTTTCATCTGGAGTTGTTGCCCATCCTGTTTCGTCTCCTGACCATATCTTTACAGCGTTTCCTTCGTCACTATCTATCCACATATCTCCTATAGTACCTGATGCGGTATAAGGTGCTTCTGCTTGTCTAAATATAGCCGATTTTCCAGCTAGTACTAAGTTTGCTGATTCTAACCCTGATTGTAGTGTAGCTGTTGATGAGCTAATTGATCCTGAGAGTGAAGCAGAGACTTGTGATATTATAGCTAAAGAAGCTGATTCTGCTACTGCTGCAGATGCTGATGCTGCATTTGTCGCATAATCTTGGGTTGCTGCGTTCCCTGATGTGATGTTTATTGCTCCTGCTATCTCTAATGTTCCGGTCGATGAATCCCATGCTAATTTATTACCTTCAGAACCTGTTAAGAAGAAATCTCCTTGGTTGTCCATATAGGTTTTCCATTCTCCATCTTTATAGAACCCTAAGTTCGTAGAAGCTAAATAAAGTCCTTCAGCTGATGCTGTTGGCGGTCTTACTGCTCTACCTGCACTATCCGTAAATATTTTTCCATCTAAAGTACTAGTAGTATTCTCTACTGATGCTGAAAATGCTGCGTCTGATGCTGATATTTCTGTTCCTAGAGAGCCTGATAATGAGCTTGTTGCTGCATTAAGTTCTTCAGTGTTTACACCACTACCTCCTGTTATATCTATATTACCTTTTATATTGAGGGTTGTTCCATCCCAGTATATGTAATTTGCACCTGTTGTTCCTGTTCCTACCCTAAACTTACCGTTACCATCTAAGTATACTCCTGTTCCAGTAGTACTTGTCATGTTACCGGCATTCGTACCTGCTGCTAAGGTTCCATTGTTTAATGAACTTGAAATTATAAAAGTAGAAGTATCTAAAGTAAATGTTTCAGTATTAATAACTAAATTACCATCTGTGAAGTTATCTAATGATATGAAGTTATTAGCGCCTCCTACTTTCCAAGCACCGTCAGTATACCAGTAGTTATTATTATTTACAAATATACCGTCGTTGAAAGCTCCTGTTGTGCCTGATACTTTTCTACCTATAGATATTTTTTGACCTGTTTCTAATCCTCCTGCTACTGTAGCTACATGAAGTATACCTGCTATAGATCCTGTTTCAGCTGTTATAGCTCCTTTAAAAAATCCATTTTCAGTGTATAAGCCAAAACCTGGTTCATTATTACCGTATAAGTAACCTGAAGCTAATCCTGAAAGGTCTCCTAATCTAGATCTTAACTGTAAATCGTATGCTCCTGATCCTGTTCTTTCTACAATATCCATATAAGGAGTAGAAACATCTCTAGGATTAGCATTCATCATTATATACCCAGATGATATATCTTGAGATGGATTAAATACTCCTGTTGAAACTAATACTTGCCCTTCATTATAGGGTTTCGCTGTTGAAACTAGCCCTGATAAGAATTCTGCGTCTAAGTCTATTAAGTAAACTGTATCTCCGTTAACATGGGAATCTGCTTCTGTATCATGGTAATCTCTTATAACAGTTAAAACATTACTACTAATTGCTGTTACCTTTAATCTTTCATTCCCTATCTTTATAATATTCTGTACTCCAAGACCGGATGAATCGGTTACATTGACACTAGTCTCTCCTGTGGTTGATATATCTGCTGATAAAGTTGTAATAGATGCTGATACTGCTGGTGTACCTCCGTATGCTCTTTCTACGTACAACTCTCCTGCTAAACCGTCTGGATCTATTGAACCTGTATTTCCTGTTATGGATGAATCTTCTGAGTATCTTTTTGATCCTGATACATACACATATTCTACGCTAAAACCAGCATCGTTGACTGATTTAATTTTAAGTATTTCTCCTTCAGAAAAACCTGAAGTATTAGCAACTGAAAATGTTACGGCATTTGCTGCGTATGATGAAGACCCTGCTAAGATTACACCGTCTGTATCTTTTAATGGTTGTATTGTAGTAGCGTTAGCGACCATTAGTTGTCCACCGACTACGTTTACAGTTTCTTTTTCGAATACTGTTGTGCTGAGTGTCCCTCTAATTCGCATATTTTCAAACTCTGCTGAACCGTTTCCGATTGTGTCTATTCTCCAACCTTTTAGATTAGAAACAAAATTAGATGATTCTAATTTTCCGTCTGAATGTATTATTAGTCCTGTCTCGTCTTCACCGTAGTTTTCTCCGAAGCCTGCTGTAGGTATTGTTCTAATTTGAGAATCAGTTATTTCCCAACCACCAATCTTATTACCCTGTTGACCGAACATTGCTATGGTATTAGCACTGCCAGTCCCTGCTCCGTTATATATCTTTATACCGTAAAGATCATCTGCTGCATCTGATATTTCTCCTAGTCTTATTATTTCTGCAGAAGCAGTATCGAATATGTTTAACCTTTGAGTGGTTGTATCAATATTAAAATAAGTTGTGTCTAACTTAAAATTATCTGTCTTAATATCAACACCAGTGGTTGTGTTAAACCTAACATAGTTATTAGCATCCTTAGTCAGATCCAGCGTTGGTACAGTGTTATCCATACCTATTATTACACCAGCAGCATCAGTTCCAAAGCCGGTTTTTGCACCTGCCACGATCATCGCATCTAAAGCGCTACCTGATATCTTAAATACATTTGTTTCTCCTACTTCAATAGCAGAAGAAGCTCCCAACAGTTTTACACTTCCGTTACCAAGAGACATAGATGCTTCTGTGGAAGATATTTCTATATTAGATGCTGAGATTTCTAGTAATGAAGTTGAGAGGCTTACGTTACTCCCGTCAAACTTTACAAAACTACTTGTTGCATCCCCTACATAAAATCTAGGGGTACCTTCATTATACTCTAACTGAATACCTTTATTGCCGAACGTACTGTCATTGAAAGTTATACTTCCTGCATTTGCATCTATTACTACGTTAGTAGATTTCTTTATCTGTGTATTAGTTATTTCCCATCCAGCAATTTTACCTCCGGAGAACATTACTGCTGATCCTGTTATATCTCCGTTACCTTTTAAATTAAAATTTGAAGCAGAAATAAAATGATCTGTTGGTCCTGCAGCACCGGATATAAAGAAGGAAGGTATGCCTAGGGTTTCAGGTCCATGTATGGCGTTAGGTGTGATACTGAATCCTCCTATGAGTCCGGAGGATGCTGTTATATCTCCTTCGATGATTGCTCCAGAAGCGTGTAAGAAGCCGCTAGAGGAGATAGCGAAGTTAGATCCAAAATGTACGTAATATGGAGCAGTCACTGCTGGATCAAAGTCTATGTACCATTCGTCAGAAGATAGATTTCCTCCATCTGAATTCATAGCTTTATTTTTATCGTAGAATTGCCCGTTAAACAGGTCGATTATCATCCTACTACCAGTTATCTGGCTGTCAGCTATATATACATCTCCGATTGATCCTCCGTTTTCTTGAAAGTCAGCAAATGCTTCTCCACCGATAGGTACAGTCGCAGTTGTTCCGTCTTTCCTTTGAAGAATTAATTGATTTTCAGCGAAGGACGCTGTATAGAAGAATGATCTAAAATTTTCATCTAATTCTTCATGTGTTAGAGGTGCTCCTTTCTCGTCTCTAAATGTTAAACCCATAGTACGTTCCCTTTATTATAAATACGCTCTAATTCTCGAATTAGCCAGTATACATAATATAAGCTAAGGCGTAGAATGATGGAACGTGGTATGATGTTGTTATGTCGTGGTCGTGACTGAGGCCGTTACCTTGTGATAAGGTTGTACCAGCTCTCCAGTATACGTATTTATTATCTGTGTCACTATCTCCACTTCCTTTATACTTAGTTGGACCTACATTATCCACTCCTCCAATAGCTCCGTTTTGACCTGTACCTGGGTTGTTGTATTCTATATAATACGAATCTTTATATTGATGAGTGTGACTAGGGATCTGAGCTTGTGTTAAGGTGTGTGCTTGAGTGGATCCAAAGTGATCATGATTAGTGTTCCCTCCTGTTGATACTGCACTTCCACTAATAGTTGTAGTAGGTGTACCTGTTGTGTTGTTACTAGCTACTATAAATTTATTTCTTAAATCTGGAGTAACTACTGAGTTATATGTTGATCCATTACATAAATTCCAACCGCTAGGTAATGATTGTACTGCTCCTGACCACATGATTATTCCTCCTTGAGGTATTGGTGCTGCATTTACTTGCTTTACTACACTGTTATTTTGTTGAACTAAGAAATTGTAGTTTGTAGCAGATGAAGCATCTGCAATGGTGTTAACTTTCAATGAACCGGAAATTGTAGCACTTTCACTTACATATAATTCTCCGCTTCCTGAGATATCACCCGTGAAGGTTGCTTTTCCATCTATGTTAATGTCGTCTGATCCTGTTATTTTACCTTTTACAGTTAATACATTTCCTGTTATAGTTGCAGAAGTTCCTATACCGACAGCTCCGTCTGCTGCAAAATAGGCTACCATTTTGTTGTAAGTGGGTTCTGCTGATGAAGATGGTGGTGCAGATATTATACTAAACGATTCGTCTCCTGTGGTAGATTGTAAACCCATGATTATATGAGCGTTGTGAGGTCCTTCTAATATAATACCACGTTCATTACCTGTTAATAGGTTAGCACCAACATTATTCTCGATTCTAGTATTAGCTGAATCCCATGTGAATAATTTTGACCTGTAGTTGTTCCCGTGGTCTTTACCGAACACTATACTACCGCTAATAACAAAATCTCCAAGGTTGTTAGCAGCGCCTCTATGGAGGATTTTTCCATTTCCTGTTACAGTTAACAGCGGCGTTATACCGTTATAAAGTTCTATATTTGCGTTGTTGTCTGAGAAGTTGTTTCTTAATACTAAATCTTTAGTGGTACCACCATACGTAATACTTGCGTTTGCGGCATCTGTTCCTATCTTAAAGTCTGATCCATCTCTCAAATACACATCTCCGCCTTCTACTCTTAATTTTTCTCCAGTAGCAGCGGTTGTTGCTCCTAATACTAAAGCATCAACTCCGGTACTATTATCATATACAATTGCTGAAGCTCCTCCTAGTAGTGTTGGGGATAGTTTAAATTGCAATTCTCCAACATTTCCTGCTGCTACTGGGTCAGATCCTGTATAAGGGTTTAGGGGTATATTAATTGCACTAGCAGCTTGTACTGTACTACCTGTATAATGTAAGCTTAGGCTTCTCAAATCAGATGAAAGAGAAGCTGAGTAAAATACTGAGCTAAAGTTAACGTCTAATTCGTCGTATGTTAATGCTGTTCCTTTATTGGATCTTAGTGTTATTGCCATGGTTAAATATCTAATTTTACTACTACTGTTGTTTCATTGTTATTTGATACAGGTACTGGTTGGCCCATTTTAGCTACAGCGATTAGTTCGTTTGCATCATTATATAGACCTACAGTAGTGAAGTACGGTTTAAAGTGACTTCCTGTAAGTTCTGCTTTTATAGTACCATTTAAATCCGTTACACTGGTTGGGTGTAGTGTATTGTTAAATTCACTTTCCCCTACCGGGCAATGGTAGTTATACGTATAAATAGGTTGTGATGATTGCCAAGTAATACTACCTGAAAAGTAATTAGCATAGTAATTACCCACTGCAGGATTAGTTATTATCATTAGACCATGAGAATAGACAATGTTTCCGACTATTCTCTGTGGAGAAGATGCTGATAGTATTAGGTTGCCGTTCTTATCATCTATTAAGGTAGTTTTCCAATCATCAAATCCTGCTACCACAAATTCCTGTTCGGTTTCATTTATATAGTCTCCTTCCCTTACTACATATTCTCCATCTTGTAATTCTTCTGCTGCTCCATATAGTGTACCTATTTCTTCATTGTAACTTTCCGATACGAATCCATATTCATCGTCTTGTAAACTATCAGATGAAGTATATACATAATTAGATTCTGGACCTGATATATCTGGTTCAATTCTAATACTACCTGGTTTTATATTTGTTCCGTAGAGGTTTTGAGGTATAGATATAACGGTAAATTCAGATTCTGCTCTTCTTTGATTTTGTGTATAAGAGCTCTGTAGATAGTTCTCATACGCTGAGCCTGACATTTCATTTGAACTACTAACGGGACTTCCGTTTTCAAAGCCTGAGTAGTATAGATGATTAATACTATTGTAAACTAGTTGGGTGTAATGTTCTGTGTCTGTGCCTATTAATCTTTTATCTGCTGTATCAGGGAAAAATTGTGTTGATCCTGAAATGCCTATATATGTTTCAACTCCGTATTCAACATGTTGACTCCCTGAGATTGTAAAGCTCTTATGAGCAATATAGGAAGTTAAAAATGAATCTTCTTTGTTTAGTTTTTTGTAAGCACTCATTCATTAATAGTCAAGTTTGATTCGTATTAGAGCTTCCTTAGTAAAATCCTTTAGTAAAGGTTTTGATAATTTAGCTACTCCTAATAGATCATTGTTATCATTATATAGTCCTACAGATGTTACGTAAGCTTGTGGATTATTAACCATTGAATTGTGTCTTATCTCTCCTGAACCTGTTACATTAGAAGGGTTAGATGAATAGTTAAATTCACTATTTCGTACCCTTACAAAAACATAATTTGAAGATATTGTTTCTTCTGAGTTCAGTTTAAAACTACCTCCTCTTTCAATTGCTTGGTAGAGTAACCTGTTATTAAATCCGTTTTCGTCTGCAGAACCAGATTTAATTTCAAAGCCTGCGGAAATATTTTCCTGTAATGCCTGTACATTTAAAAGTATTATACCTACGTCAGGTAAAAATTTTCCGTAAGAAGCTATATACCCGGTCTGAGCGGTGTAACCTGTTCCTAAGTCATGAGAAACGCCGTTTGAACCTGAGATTACCTCGTATACTCTTCCTACATCGTTGTATGTTACAGTTGAGCTTAATCCACTATTATCTGTAAGATCAAGAGTTTCGGAACTACCCTCTAATCTGAGATTAAATGTACCTGGTAGTAACTTTTCTTTGTACCTTGCTCTGTTCACTGAAATTGCAAAGAAACCTTTTGTACCTGTATTACCTCCGTATAGAAAAGTGGATTCTTCATCTCCTAGTACTAATGATCTGAATTGTCCATATATAGTTGATGTTGGAGATTTCCCGGCTACGTTTGTATTATAGGCTGTAGCTCCTAAGCCATCCTCTGATCCGTACGCTATTGAGTATTGAACTGCAGCAGCAGTAGAGTCTGATGATGTTTGATATACATTTAAATAATAATCACCGCTTGTTGCTGCTTCTTGTGTTGATGATGTTTCAAAGCTATCTAATTCATAAGTGTCAGTAGACCATACTGTAGATGATACAGAGTCTGCACTTACTATTACGTCTTCATTATCGAATTTTTTAAATGACATATCTTATTAAGTTGTTTTCGTTATTGTAATTGGAATAGTAACTCTTGCTCCACTATCTCTACCGATTATAGTAATCGTACTAGTAAGTGATGTTGCGTTAGATCCATACAGAGTGTTTATTGTTGTACCGGTGATATTGATAGATGTACCGATTACTGCTTTTGATACATTTGTACCAAGTGTGGTAGTTGAATTAAGTCTATCTGCTTCTGATGAGGTTACACCTACTCCGGTAAAGTTTGACAGTAAGCGTACATCTGCTATTGTTGCAGAATAACCGTTAGTTTCATATGCTTGAGTAGCTCCTAAATAGTTAAGAGTTTGCGGTGTGATAGTTAGAGAGGCACCTTGTTTTAATGTAATAGATGCAAATCCTGCTTCTAGTATTGGTAGCTTAGCTGTACCTCTTGGAAGTGTAGCAAGCTTGTATTTCATTACTTGATTTTCATCTGGGAATGCTTCTAGGAGTGGCATATTTTCTATAGCTTCTCCAAAGAAAGCTGAACCTGACGGATGAGCGGTGTTATATAGAGTGTAGTCTATTTCATCATCTGATAATGCAAATTGAGTAATTCTAAAGGAACCGTCTCCTCGAGCGAGTAATTCACGTCCTTTTTTTGTTAATATTGCGTCTACTGTGACGACTGAGTTGTTTAGGTATCCCATGTTCTAACTTTTATATATATTATAAATATGTAGCTTTTTAATATTCTATGCTGATGATGAAGAAGAATCCGATGATGACTCAGACGATGATGATGATTGTGTAGAAACTACACATTCAGTTTTAACTGAATCTACAAATCCTTTATCATTTGTTGATATTATTGAATTAGTTTCTTTTAACCATACTAAATGTCTCCCTACTGGTTTAATTCTATTAGCAGTTGAGGTATATAATCTTGATCCTCCAATTCTTCTTACTTGTGTTCCTGCAGCTTGTGCTGCTATTGTCGTACTATCGTACCCTCTTTCTACCATTACTTTTATATACTGACTATATAGTACTAGTTCTTGACTGAAAGGGTTAAGTTGTTTTCTGTTATGATTTACGTTTAACACCTGTACTTTTTCACCTGAGTCTAGTACCAGAATATCTCCCGGTGTTACCAATGTACCTGGTATAGGGTTTAATCGGAAAGTATTATCTGTCCCTACGTTAGTCAGTACATCAGGATTTGAAATTGTTCCTACTAGTCCTTCTCCAATAGTAGGTTGAGTTCCTTTTCCGTCAAATAGTAGATTCTGCATATCCCTCTCTGCTAACGGAATATTACATATTCTTTCTAACTCTGTTGCTACCCCACTAAAAGGGTAGAGTGCTGCTTCTATTGTCATTCCTGCTATTGCAGGTGATATCCCACTAAAATCTGCTTCGGATGTTTTTGTTCCGTTATACCTAGCATTAATTAAACCTGTATCTGTGTAGTTTGAATCTTGAACGGATGCAGGTTGAGCGTAGGGTTCTTGAATACCTCTAACGGCTGATAGTGTTAAGAACCTATCTAATTCTCCAAAAAAAGTTCCGATATAAACTAAAGGTTGTCCGTTTGAGCTATTATGTGTTACTTTCTGTTTTAATCTTACATGTAAATCATCTGTAGATGTTGTAAATGTTTCGTTGACTGGTGCTCCTGATTTTATAGTTTCTACTACTCCTGAGTTATAAGTCTGTGTTAGTAGTGTTTTTGTAACGTTTGGAGTTCCGGAAGTATTAGAGGTGTGAAAAATTTCTAGTAATAACTGTATTGTAAAATTTGCATAGTTATTAGAGTTTTGATAGAATGATGGTTCTATCCTGATTACAGACGGTACCGGTATGTCAAAGGTATTATCTAAGTCAGCTAATGTAAATACGATATTTGCACCTCCTTCTCTATTTAGAGACCTTACTGGTGATGTTATTGTGTTTATTACAGATAGTGCGGGTTGACTACTTATTTGGTATCCGAACTCTTTTTTAAATGCTGAATCGCCTTCCTGGTGAAACAGTGTTAGATCTACTTGTGGGTTACCTAGTAATGCGTCAAAATTGTCAGGTTGTATCCCTCCACTCACCCTGTCTACATCGTACCTAATTCTATTAGTTCTTGTATTTTCTGCATTACTAATTAATGCATTATACTGGTTATTAAAGAAAGGTTCTATTAAAAACGGGTCTACAGCTATTTCTGAGTTGGTGGTGCTTACGCTGTTATTAATTATAGTATCCTGGTTATTAAGAAAAAAGTAACCAGTCTTATCACTAATATCTATTATATTTAAAGTTGTGTTTTCTCCGCTGCTGGAAATGGGAAGTAGTATTTTATTTATCTCAGATAAAGATGGAACTATTCTAGTACCTTCAAGGTCTACGTCTGAGATCGTTAGAGATTTAACTGTAACAAATCCTGTTCCGCTTTCTGTTTGTACTAATACTCTAATTTCTCCATCCGTTGGGGCAGTGTTTGAAAAGACTCCTTGACTTGGCATAATCTACTTTTTTATATAAATATCTACTATTAATTATAATATTTAACGTTATGAGACAGTATCCCGTTGCTTATGTATGTATGAGCTTTTTCAACCGTTAACTTAACTACTGGTCCATCCTCTGCTTCTTCTACTCCTAAGACCTCGTAACCTGTTGTTATGTCTCCTACTTCTAAGGAATTTGCTGCTATAAATTCTGATTTATTATCTACATATACTCTATGTCCTGGGCTGCATATTAGTTCTCTGTCGCTATATACTATTTTTACTTTTTCACTTTTATCTTGTAGCTGTGCTCTAGTTACGATACAGCTTAGTAATTCTAAAGTAGTTTCATGTTTTGTTCTAACTATATCACCTGTTTTTATATCCTTGGCTTTTTTAGTTTTTCCCTGTTCTAATGTAATATCTGTTTCAGGGTCTATACAGTTATTGGCAGGTTGCTGTACAATAGAGATAGAGTCTTTTACAGTTGTTCCTATACGTAGCGAAATAGTACCATATCTAGTGCTACTGGTATTATTTGCTGAAGCGTACCAGGTTCTTGATCCGTTACCTGTCCCCATTGCGCTAGAAAGGGTTATCCAGGATATACCTTCGTAAAGGTTCCAGCTTGTATTTGATGATATGGATAAGGTACCATTGGTGGCGTAACCGCTTGCGTTAACTGAAGAGGGAGACATTGTTGCATAGCTTGAGTTAAATATTACTGAATCTGA